TCCTTTTGGAGCATCTTCTTTTACTTCTTCTGACTTTTTGCCTTTTCCTTTTGGAGCATCTTCTTTTACTTCTTTGTATCGTTTATCAGCTCTTAATAAATTAGCAATAGCCATATCTGAACATTCAATTACTTCTCCAGTTTCAAATTTAAATTTCATAAACTACTTCCTTTCTATTAAGCTGCATTTTCAACAACAAATTGTAGTGCAGTGTGTTTTTCATCATAGATAAATAAATCTTCAAATGATTCTTCGAAGTATACATATTTACCTTTTGATAATGTAGATGGTTCTTCTAATTGAGCAAATTCATAATTGATTGCTGGGATTACTGCATCTAAATGAATTAACATCATTTTTACATCTTTAGCTTCTGCTGCAACTTCATAACCATTCTTTTTACCTGATGATTCTGCTCCAGTAAAGAATGTATAAGCAGATTTCATGTATTTAGTAGGAACTGAAATAATTTCTACTTCATCAATTCTTGAAATATTACGTTTTACTGCTGTATCACTAGCATTTAAGTATCTAGCACTTTCTTTTGCAGTATCAATCATAGTTTTTGTATATGTATCAACATATAATTTTCTACCATCAACTGGAACTTCTGCTTCATCCATTTTATCCATTAATGTATCAAAATAAGTTAATACATTTTCTAATGTTAAAGTTCCTTTTGCTAATGAAGTAATAGCTTCTTTTTCATTCTTTAATGAATAAAGTCTACTAATTGCATAAGCATTCATTTCAGGGAATTTTTGTGTTTGGTTAAATACTTTTGTAATATTACCAATTGATGCAACTTTATTTGTTTCATCAATATCTCTTGGATGTACTAATGTATCCCAAGTTCTATGTTGTGAAACTGTTTTAGTTTCCCAATCATTATCAAAATTTCTTGAGAAAGTACCAATATGATCTCTATCTCCATTTGTTCTACCTGTTGTAGTTAATTTAGGTATTTTAACTGTGTTATTATCTAAAAATTTAACATCTTTTGTAGCTGTCCAAATATCACCAAAATATAGTGCTGTAGGAAAAGCCATTGTTAATTCCTTTAAATATTGTGTAGCATAGTTTAATGCTGCCATTTAAATCATCTCTCTTTCTTTTTTTTATTGTTTTCTTACACTAGCGAAGTTAAATCCAAACATATTTCCACTAGGTTGTGATCCATTTGATGCATCTGCACCAACTGTTACTCCAGCAGTACTTGTATTATCACTTGCTTTTAGGCTTGGAACATCAGTTAAAACCTTGTTTAAAGCCTCTTTTACTTTATCTGGAGCAATTACCCCTTTATCATCTAAACAGCCATTAAAATCAGCTAATTTGATTAAATAAGGGATTGTTTTGTTATCAACTTCTAAATCAATTGCTTGTTTAAAAGCCTCACTTTCAATTTGAAGTTTTTGATATTTCAAATTTGATTCATTTAGTTGATTTTGTAGATTTTGATTATCTACTGCTTGTTGTTTGTTATTTTCATCTCTTTGAGTTTTGAAAGTAGAAATTGCTTGATTCATTTCATCTTCACTTAACCCTTGTTTTTGAAAATAACTTTTTAAAATACTATCTTCATTTCTTTGGTTTCTGCTATCAATCATTCCTTGAATTTTGTCATAATCAATTGCAGCTCCTTGATTAGTATTTTGTGGTGTTGCAGTTGTTCCAGTTGCAACTACTGGAGTTGTTCCACCCTCATCAGCGAAAAACTGAATGTTTAGTGGCATAAGTTTTTGATTACCTTTTTCCATTGGTAAATCCTCCTTTTTAAAGTCTTGTTTGACTATTCCAATGCTTTTAAAGTCTTCACGTTTCGGACATATAAAAAAGCACCCTAAATGGATGCTTAATTATCATTATTAGGTCGTAGGAGGTGGAATTGCACCACCCTTTCACACTAGATCCCACGATAAAAAAACACTCAATTATGAGTGTTAAATAATTATTTTGAATATATCTTTATCAATCTTTTCATCTATCTTTAATAATTCTTTATCTGCTTTTGTATATTTATCTTCATCAATCATAAATAAAGCACCTTTATGATGTTTTTGGCATAAATAATGATGTATTTTATCTTGTACATTCATTAGTGTGTCTTTTTCATCGACACCTATTCGTTTTAACAAAGAAAGTTCATTATCATTTACATAATCAACAATAATTTTATTGTCGTTTTCTTTCAACGATTCAAGTATATCTATCATTTAATATTTCTCCTTACCTCTTCAAACATTATACCAAATGTTCTTGCGAATGGTCTAGGATTGATAGATGATGTGTATTCTGCAAACGCCTCTGAAAACATTTCATATTCTACACTAGCTCCATATTTGGATAATGCTTCATCAATAAATGGTGTTTTCTTCGGGTATCTCTTTTCGTATTCATCTACTACATCTCTCATAAACTTTTTAACCCAGTTTTCAGCTTCATCTCTTGTTGCATCCATATTCCCACTTACTTTTCTATATAGTCCAATTTGTACTCTATGGCCTATCTCATGTCCTACTATTTGTCTTACTGGATCATTAGTTTTGACTAAGCTTCCTTGTTTTTGTGCTAATCGTACTAGATTTTTAAATTTATTAACATCATTGATAATATGCATATTTATTTGAAAGTTATCATTTGCAAATGCTACTGAATTTTTGGTATATGTTAAATCCCCTAATATCCACATAATATCTTTATTTTCATTTGGAATAAGGTCTTTATATTTACTTATATAATAGCTTGTATCTGCAATTATTTCTTTTGATAAGTCTTTATCTATTACTCTACTTAAGTTTTGACTAATAGATACATGTCTATTCTTTTGATTAAGAACTGTTCTAAGGAAATCTTTTTTATACTGAAATGTTTTCTTTCTTGTTTCATATGTCTTTCTATTATTAGAATCTAGACTTCCAACTGCTAATCTATTATAACTTTTGATATTTCTATTATAGTAATTTAAAGTTTGTTGTAATTTTTCTTCTCTTTCACTTACTGGTTCTATAACTTCATCATCTTCATCTAGTTCAGGATAATATGTTGTAAGACCATGTCTACAATTAGGATGTAAGAAACCTTGTTTCATAGCATCACTTAATAATGTGTAATTACCATCCTTTGAAGTTCCACCACTATATACATCATCTATTAGTACTTTACCTTGCCATTTAGTACATAAAGGACATGCACCACCATGTGTAGTAACCTTTACAAGTGTTCTTCCTATACTTGCTCTGAAATCTCCCTCTCCCATCAATTGACTTCTTAAAGATGCTGTTCTTATTGCCATTTGACTATAGGATGCTATATTTACTCTTCTACCATCACTATATTCAATACAATTTAAACCACCAGTCAAGAAATTCTTACTTGCTTCATCAATTGCTAAAGTAGTTAGTTTCTTTTGTGATATTTCATCAACTGCCATTGCAGCTGCTTGTTTTTCAGTAAATACTCCATTACCAACAAAAAAAGCACTTTTATGAATGATTTGACGATATTGATCGTTTGCCATTCTCAAAGCACTTGTATTTGCTGTTTTTAAGTCATCATTAACAACTTTTATTAATGCATCAACCTTTTTATCATTTGTTCTAAAAAAGCTCTTATTCATGATTTTAGAGGGGTTTAAATTATCCCCTGTTATTTCATTGTATTGTTTAATAGCTTTTATAGAACCTTGCCTTAATTCGTTTTGTAGATGTTCTGATACATCTTCATCAAGGCCTAATGTGTATCTACCTATTATTTTCTTATTTTCTCTTTGGTATCTCTTTAACTCTTTTAATTTTTCAGCTTGCCATTGTGGATATTTAAAGCCCACTTCATTTTCTTCTGTTAAATGTCTACCTAGATTTCTTTTCATACTCTGAATAAGATGTAATTCCATCTCTTCATAGAGTTTTTTTATTTTATAATCATTCATAGGTTATTCACCTCCGAATTACTCACCTAATTCTGCAACTGTTTTAACATTTGTTAATGTTTTAAATTTAGATGTTATCCATGTTTTAGCAGTATCATCTTTTACGATTATTAAACAATCGCTTGGATTATTTCCAAACATATTACTGTGATTTGTCACTTTATCAAATGTAAAATTTCTTATATCTAATCGTTTTAATTTTGCACAAAACCAAAACATCATATTTGTATTAGTAAGATTTGACATGTGCCATGTACTTAAATCTATTTCTTCTATTTCTTCACAGTAAGAAAACAATTGAGTTAAACTCTCAACTTTACTTGGATTAACTTTCAAACTGACTTTTTTTAATTTTTTACAACTATAAAAAAGAGAATATAGGTACATCATACTACTCATATCGCAACCATCTAAGTTTACCTCTCTTAACATGGGATTATTAGAGAAAGACATTTGATTTGTTTTCGACAAATCCCATTTTCTTAAATCTGCAACTTCTAATTGATAATAATTTGTAAATTGTAAAGGTTTACTTGTGTTGCTAATATCTAAATACGTTGGTAGTTGTTTTATATAATATGTAAGATTAAAATTCGAAGTATCTGGTGGTGTATCTGCCCAATATTCAATATTTTCAATATTACCCTCTACACCTAAAATGTTAACTCCTGCTCTTATGTTGTTAGGTTTTATATTTTCATCAATTTCACTTGTTGCCCCATTTACTACAACTTCATCATAACCATAACTATCAGACTTAAATGTTTGTTTTTCTTTTGTAGGATTTACTTCTAAATTTTCTAATGGTGGATATACTTCAATTATTTTATCTGATATATCTATCTCGTACTCGTTAGGTGTAACATCAAATTCTATTTCAAATCCTTGCATAATTACACCTCATCTTCTGGCCTTGTATTCTCTTCTAATAATATGAATTTATCTTTCTTAATTGTAAATGGTTTTTTATTATCAACAACTATTTCTATATCATATGTCATTTCTAAAGAACAATCTATATCATTTGTGTCTTCTGGTAAGAAAGTAATTTCATACCACTCATCAACTAGTTCTATTCCATCTCCTAGTCTTTTATGTAGTTGCTTATATCCCTTTTCACATCGAACAGTTAAATAAATCATTTCAGGTTTTCCTGTAAATGTTTTAAATTTAAATCTTATTTGATGATAATTACCTCTGAAAAACTTAATTTCATTTAGTTCCATCCCCTACATCACCTCACACATCTAACTAATTATCATTCGTAGGCTATACACCTACTCTGTTATTAACTCTATATCTTTAAACTCACAATGAACTGACACTGATATGTTTTTACTATCTATATTTGTAAAACTCACGTTATCTTTTTTATCCCAATTTGAAATTGAAAAATACACTATTTTATCATAGATATTATTATCATATTTAATTTTTAAACCCTTAATTGGTTTTTCCTTTGATTCAATCATTTTTTCACCTACTTTTTTTCTTCATTTTTTTCTTCTTCTAAAAATGCTATGTAATTTTTAGTCACATCTAAATTAACAATTTCTGCTGGATCTAATCTTGCATATACAGTAATTGCTGTGACTTGTTTAATATCATTTGAAATATCATCAGCTCTTCTTATTAATTCTTGTCCTAATGCAATTATTCCATTTTTAACATCTTCTTTACTTCTTATCGGTATTGGTGTTGCCATCTTTAGCACCTACCTTTCCACTCTTGTCCGGACTTTTTCCATCCTTAACCGGACTTTCTTCTGTATCTATATCATTGAAATCTACATCATCATTAACTGATGGTTCATTCATTGAAGTAATACCTTGTTCTTCTTTTATTCTTGCTATTTCTTCATTAAGCCATTTTTCTTCTTTAGAATCTCCATATAGTTCTTTAACTGATGTTTCTATACTCATAATTCCATTGTTTTTAGCTTTTGAAATAGTATCAATTTGACTATCAAATGATGGACTATCATATTCTCCAAACAATGCTTTAAACTCTACATATTCTCCTTTGAATTGTTCCTTTAGTTGTTTTGGCATGTTTAGAGCTATATTAATAACTTTAGGAAGAAATTCATTTAATGCATCAATAATACCTTGTCTAGTATATAAAGTAGTCTTTTCCATTTGCCTTTCATAACTAGCATTAGCATCTTGTATTTTCTTAACATCAATTCCTAATGTTGAAGAACTGATTATTCCTTGAATAGCCATTCCTAGATAAGTGACATAAGATTGTAAATACTTATCACTTGGAATATCTGCTTGTTCAACTTGTATTTGATTTTTAGAGTTTTCACTCATATCACTTTCAGTTTGAATATATTGATTATCAAATGCATTTGATGGTAGTAATTCTCCAGTGTGTGGATCTTTAGGACATAACTTTTCAGGAATATATCTTATTGCCTTACCAAGTCTTATTGCCTCTATCCATTGTGATATGATTTCATCAAAACTATCAAATATATCATACTTGCCATCAAATTTACTTGAACCTCTACCCTCAAATTTAGGATTTTCATCAATAATAAAAGGAACTGCCCACATAACACTTTTATCAAATGTTAAAGGTTCTAGTTCCTTAAGTTCATCTATTGTATTTAATGGTACTATTTTGTCATCTTCTAATAATTCATAAGTTACATATCCCCAACCATAATGTTCTTTTAAAAGATATGATTTATTACCTTTTTCATAGTATGTTTTAAATACTATCTCGAATAATCTACCTCTTTTATAGATTATTTCAATCTTATCTCCAGTTACCCACTCAATGATAGGTAGTTCACTTATTTTCTTATCAAATGCAAATTTAACTGCTCCATCGCCAATGGCCATTGTTTCACTGATAATCTTTTTTAGTTTCTTATAGAATTGATTATCCTTTTCAATCTTTTCCCATTCTTCTTGTGCTTTGGTATTTTTACTTTCAACACCATTGAAATTATCTACAACAATATCTGTTAATGTATTTATAATCAATTTAGGTAGTCCACTATGACTTTTCTTTATTTCCATACCAGCAGTTGGAACACTAGCCCAAAATGTAGTCTTTTTACCATCTAATTGTTTATATAATTCCTCTAACTCGTTACTTTCTCCTCTATACCATATCTTATTCTTAATAAAATATGTTTGTAAGTCATCTGCTTGATGAATTATTATTGCTTTTGGATTTCCATCTTTTATTTCTAACCAACTTCTAGCTTTTCCTTTTAACATATCCATAATTTTTCCCACCTTTCTCACCTCCTAAACCTGTCTTCATATCTAACAGATTCTTCTTTCTTTTCTTTAACTTCTACACCAATCTTATCTATGTAAGGAATAAATCCATATTGTGAACTATTTATTGTATGATCGTTAGCATCTTCCGGTTCATTATCTTTATCTTCTTTCCAACTATACGTTTCTAATTCATCTATATGATGTGTGCAATGCTTTAATACAAAATAATGTCCAGTATGTAACCAATTTAATTGATAATTGATTCTGTCTATTATTTGTACTTTCTTATATGCATTATTGAATACATAAACAAGTGGATGTGTTCTTTTATATTTATTTAATTCAGTAATGGTTGCTTGGTCTGCACTATCTATAAATACATTCCTTGCTAATCCCCATTCCTTTTGATTTCTATCAAGAAAATCTATAAAATTCAATACTGTATCACTTGGTGCTAATGGTCTATCTAAATCAGCATTGTTATATACCTTTTCATCAAGTATTACTAATTCTCTTTTATCAGTAATACCCATAAACATCATTGCAATTGTATCTGGACTATTACTTGAATACGCAGTATCTAATCCAGCACTAAAGTATATGAACTTCATTTGTTTTGCTTGTTCTTTAGTGATTACATGTTTATCTCTATCAAAATTAATAAAGACAAGGCCTGTTGCCTTACCTCTTAATCCTAATATCTTATTTTTATATATCTTTGTACCTTTTGGAATACTTCTTTTCTTCTTTTCGATTTGTTCTAATGTCATAGATGCATTATCTTCCATCTTAAAGAACCAGTATCTCCATTTAGGTTTTGCTTCACATTTATTTAATTCATTCATTATTTCAATTGGAACATCATTTGCATATTTCTTATATGGCCTACTACAATTAACAAACTCATTATAT